GATATCCCAGCATCCGCTATTACAGGTACAGCTCCTAACCAAACAGTTACTTTACCCGGAAATTGGAAGACATCTACTGAAGCTGGTGCGTCTACAAGTTCTGTAAATACAGATTTAATTGTTGGTTATGAGTATGAATTTGAAGTTGAATTACCTAAAGTTTATATGGTTCAAAATAGTGGAGCAAAACCTACATCTGAAACTAGAGGATCTCTTGTTATACATAGAATGAATTTTGACTTTGGAGATGTAGGAGTACTAGATATAACTTTAAAACGTAAAGGAAGAGATGACTATACTTATACAGTTGAATCCAAAGAATGGGATAATATTAATGCAAGTACTGCAGCAATAGCAACAGGGTATAGACATACTATTCCAGTATATGATAGAAATACTAATTTAAGTGTTTTTATAAAATCAAACCATCCTTCTCCAGCAACCCTACATTCAATGAACTGGGAAGGAGATTACTCACCAAGATATTATCAACGTGTCTAAATTTATTCACCCAATTACAATGGAGGCAGCCGTCGAGGTCGCCTCTAATCTTCGTACAGATGACTATAGAGAAGTATGGGAAGGTCATGGCCATTTCCCACGCTGGTATATACCATTTGCTGCTTTTAATGGAGACACAGTTTACTTTGAAGTGCCTAACGGCAAGACTGCCGGATTAGCCGGAGTACAGGAAGGTGGAAAGATATGGATGTTATGTACCCCAGCTATACATGAATATCCATTCACCTTTGCACGAGAAGCTAAACGATTTATAGAAAGTAGAAACGAAGAACTCCTTTGGAACATTGTAGATAAACGGAATACCGCTCATCTAAAACTTCTAAAGTTTCTGGGATTTAAGTTCTTACGGGAACTTGAACATGGTCCCAACAAATTAACCTTTATAGAATTTTGCCGTGTGCGAACCAGTAACATTAGCCTCAGCCGCTCTATCAGGAGCAGGTCAAGTGATGGCTCATCAAGCCGAAGGTCAAGCAGTAGCAGGTAGAAACCGTGCTAAATTGCGTAACTTTGAGGAACAAAACGAACAATATAAAAAAGATGTAATGTTTGATCGTGCTCAATATCGTAATGAAATAATACAAGGAGACATTGATTATGACATTATACATAGATCAATGGTAGATCAATGGACTGAACAAGACTTACAATTAAAAGAATTATTTGCAGAGAATGATCAGAACGTAGAAAAAGCTATGATTGAAATGTATGAAAATGAGTATGCAGGTACACAAACAGGTCGGACTGCAGCTCGATTAGCAGGTAAAAGTGCTGTTAAAATGGGACAAGAAAGATCTAGAAGTTTGCATAATTTAATGATGGCTGAAGAAAGATCTATTGTTTCAAAAGATGTGATTCGTTCTGACGCTGAAAATAAAACTCGTTCAACTTACGATCAAATTAGATTTGCTCCTGTTCATGGAGCTAGACCTAGAGCACCAGAAATGGAACCTAAACCATCTTCAGCTGGATTAATTTTAGGATTAGCAAGTACTGGAGTTGGTGCCTATTCAGACTTTAGAGATTGGAAAGGAACTGATGCAGGTGAAAAATGGTCAGCAAATAGAGCACAAAGGAGGAACAAATAATGTCATCATACGATAAAAACATTGAACGTATGAGAGCAGCGGAACGCAGCAATGCTCAAGCAGCTATGACTGAACGTACCAACATGGCTAATATCATGGGTAAACGTGGTATTCAAGATGCTGAAAATATTAGTAAATCCTTGTCAAAGTTTTCCAAAACTCTTAAAAACCTAAGAGATCAACATATTGAAGAACAATTCAAAATAGGTTTTAAAGAATATAAACAATATAAAAAAGTAGATGCTAAAAAACTATTAGAATTAGAAGCTAGAATTAATCAGGCTAGAGGTAATCAAAAACTTATTGAAAAACTTAGGCGTGAACAGATAGATTTAAAAGGTGCTAATGGTTATGTAGATGCTGAACGTATCAGTCATTTGTCTGATTATCAACAATTAGGGTTTGCTACAGCTCAATTACAAAGTGTTAAAGATACATTTGGACCTAAATTACAAGACGCTATGCAGAATAGCGACAAGGAATTAGAAATAAATGGTGTTAAGTTTACAACTAAAGATATTCATGCTAATAATACAGATCCTTTAGAATTTAAACGAGCAGGTATTGAAGCTCATGCTGATGGCATTTGGAAAAACTCTGGTTTAGATAGATATTCTCCAGAGTTATTAGAATTGGCTGGAGTAACTCAAGCATTTGATAAAGCAAAAGAAAATTTGAATGCAAAATATACACAAAGGTATAACATAGAAAGAGGAGGAGTCCATAGAGAAAGACATGAAAAAATATTCGATACTATTATTGAGTCAAAAGTAGATCCAACAGGTGATGATTTAGAATTACTTTATAGAGGTCTTTATAGTACTATAGGTCCGGAAGGAAAGCTTATGACTAATACTGGTGCATGGAAAGTAATTGACACTAAATTAATTAAAGCAGCTTTAAATTCTGGTGAAAATCCTGAGACATATCTTAAAAGAGTTTTAGGTCAAGAAATACCAGAAAGTTGGGCAAAAGAATTAGGTATTCCAAAAGGTACTACTTTTGATAAACATTGGAAAAATAAAGTTAAAACTTTAACAACTAAAACTAGAAAAATAATTGTTGATAATACAAAAGCTGAAGAAAAATGGATAGAAAATGAAAAAACTAAGTTAAATAATAAATGGAAAACCGCTATAAGAAATCTTCCAGTAGGTGAAGATGGAAAGCCACAATTATTAACTGGACAGGAAATTGAAACAGCTAAACAAGCGTACAACGCTATAGGAGAAGTTCCTCCTGATTTTATAGTTAAATATGAAACTGCTGCTTTAAGGAATGAAAGACTAGATAAAGCTGCAATTAAAAATTTAATAGCTAGTCAAGATGGTGCTATTTACCATGATCAACTAGATGAATTTCATCCTTTAGCAGCATTAGAATATAGAAAAGAAGCAGATAGACATGAAGCAGCATTAAAGAAAACTTACAATGTTGACGGTATAATTAAAGGACAATTAAACGAAACATGGGCAGATGCTGGTATTAAACAAAATGAAAAGAAAACTGTTTGGGAATTTTCACTAGCTCAAGCAAATGCAACATATAATAGAAATTTTAACAGATTAATTAGGATGGGATACCCTCCTGAACAAGCAAACAGATTAGCATTACACGCTAACATTAATGAAGTTAAAGGTGATGATGGTGAACCATTACCTGAATTTGAAGGAGTAGTAGCTCATTTAAAGAGAACTGGTGTTAAAAATGATTACACTACCTATGGAGAAGAAGCTAACGCTAGTTTAAAAGATGCAGATATCATGGTTTCAAAAATAGCGGAAGGCAAAAAGTTCATGATTGATAATCCTACTGCTATATTAACTGATGTTATTGGTGGGAAATATGGACAAAACCATCTCGATACTTTAAAGAAAAATATGGATGTCTATGGTACATGGAGAGGTATTAGAAAATCTAAAGAAGCCTTATTGTATTATGAAGGATTAGCTAGAGGTAAACGTAAACTAAGTGGTTTTAATCTTATAGATGCACAATTAAAACTTGACGGACATCCCGGTATTTGGCCTGATCGTACAGATACAAGTGACAACGATTTGACAGAATATTCTTTTACTAAATTAGCACCTTTAGACTACGCAGGATCAGGTGCATCTTACAATGAACTTTTATTAAATCAAGATGATATGTATACCTATCAAGAAGGTACTACATCAGTATGGAATCTACAAGAAAATCTATCTCCATTTTTAGATATGGAATTTGATTTACCTGTAAATAATTTATTTGGAGAAAATAATTAATGGACTCAATGAAATTTAGTCCGGGAGATCTTGGCAATGCATTAACAGATGATACCGTAAATATAGAAGGGTATGATCAAAGTATAGATGCAATTAGAGCTAGGTATCCTGATGAAACTAAAACAGATGAACAACAAAAACTAGAAGATTTATTTGATCCAGATTCTGAAATTAATCAAGGTTTATTAGAAAACGCAAATGCCTTTGATTTAGAAGAAGGTGATAACCTACAAATTTCTGAAGATATAAATCTTGAAGAAATGCCTAAGTTGTTTGATTCAAGCATAGGAGAGGAAACTTCTATAGAGGAACAACCTACAACAAACGAATTAGGTAAATACACACAACGAGAAGAAATAGGTTTTAATTTAAATGCTAACGGTCGTCAGTTAGATGACAGAGAACAAGATATAACTGCAAGACTTAAAAGTTTTAACCTTGAAGATACTAGAGATGCATTTAATGAAATTAATGCGGATGCTACTTTAACTGAAATTTTTGATACTAATGGTGATGGAGCATTTACAGTTGCCGATATGTGGGATACCCATCGTTGGAATAATGGTAAAGGTATTACACCAGAACAAGATGCTGAACTGACTGCTAAATGGTTAAGTGATGTTGAAGATAAAACCTTTGCAGCTCGTTTAGGTAGTATTGCTAATAATATATTTACTAATAAAACTAAATTTTTAGCTGATGGACGTCGTGCAAGGTTAGCTCCTATTGATGATGTATTCAATATGGATGATAATTTAGGAGCAGGTTTTATTGAATCAATGAGTGGTACATTAAGTCTTCCTGAAGCTGCATTGCATTTTGTTACAGGTGGTAAATTAGGAACAGTTGAAGGTAAAAGATTAGGAGATAAAATAATAGGACATACCAATCCTAATTCTATAGCTCATCTTATGATGACTCCTGCTAAAAGACATTGGTCAGACAGTTTATGGCATGAATTAGGATATTGGGGAACTGAAGCTACTATGATTTTTGCTACATTTGGTTTAGGTTCTAAAGCAACTGCAAGTAAACAAATGTTAAATTTATCTAAAGGTAAACGACTTGCAATAGCAGCTAACAAATTACTTGCAATTAATCCTAGTACTAAAACCGCTGTACGTACTGTAACTAAAAAAGGTTTGGTAACAACATGGGTTAATCCTAGTACCAAATTAGCTAAAGTTAAAAATTTAGGACTTTCACTTACAAAAGCAGGATTTCTAGAAACTTCTAAAGGTGCATTAACAAGAGATTTAAATTATGCTACATTAGTAGGTTTATATAATGAAGATAACTTTGTTAAAAAACTTGTAGATAAATATCCTGATACATGGATTGTTGGATCTCAAGCACAAATGGCAATAGAATCTCCTCTTGGTAAACGTTTAGCTTATTATATAGATGAAGCTAGTTGGGATTCTGTGTTTGCTGGTGGCATGATGGGAATATTTAGATATAGTCCTAAGATTGTTCGTAAAGGTGCTATAGGAGTATCTGAAACTGCTAAATGGGGTTGGAAAACTTTAGAACCTATGAGAACAAGTATCTCTAAATTTGAATGGTCTGCTAGTCCTTTTGCTCAAAAAGACGGTAAAAGTTTTTGGAAAATTAGACAACAAAAAAGTACGGATTTAATTAAAGCTGGAGAATCACAATTATCTAAAAACATTGATCCATCTAATCCTTATAATGATGGTGATTCTGCTATTGCTCAACACAATACACAAGGTAGATACAAAAATATTGATAACAATGCTAATCCGGGAGAAGGTATAGTTCCAACTAGAGATAATCCACGTCAAATTATAAATGATGCAGATGAAATTGATGGAGCAGCTTTTACAAAATCAGGTAATACAGGTGCCATCTTAGATCCTACTGATTTAACTATTGCTGCTAGACATGGTGTAAATGGTCCAGTTTATAAAAAACTTACAGAATCATTTGTAACAGATGAAACTTTTGCTAAACAATTACAATCATTAGATCCATTAAAAAGAAATGTAGGAGAATACGGAGAAGGAACTCTTAAACGTATACAAGAAATTATTAGTAGAGATGCAGGTAGTGAAGATTTTAAAAACTTCTGGCCTAAAGAGTTAACAGATATGCCACTTAAAATTGGAAATTTAAAAGATTTAGATGAACAATGGAGTTATGTTGCAGAAAACATTTTTGTAGCAGATGCTATTAATTCTTCTCTTTTAACTCAATTAAGAAATTTAGCTGGTGCAACTGGTGAGATGATTGGAAAACAAGACATCTTTACTGTTGACGGTCCTATGTCTAGGATCTCTAATAATTTAGCTGCTGGTTTAGCTAACGTTAAGCAAACAAGACTTAGGTGGACTTTGCTTGGTGAACGTATGAAAGAAGCTGGAGGATTTAATCCTCAGATGGTCAAAGAAGTAGAAGGCATTGTAGCTTCTCGACTTGATAATTTAAACCTTGAAGCTACAGATGGTGTGCGTTTAATGTTTGATATGTTAAAGAAATCTGATTCACCAGAATTAGTTGAAGCAGTATTAGATGTATTTAAAGTATCTAATAAAATTCATAACTGGAAAGATTTTGATGCATGGATGAGGCAAAAAATTAGTGGAGGTGAATTTGATGGTGCAGTAAAAACTGGAGCATTAATTCAAGAACTACAAGGAGTTATGGTTAATAGTATTTTAAGTGGTCCTAAAACTCCATTAAGAGCTGTCTTAGGTACAGCGTCAAACTCTTATTTAAACGCTATTAATGAGTATGTAGGTGCTGTAATTAAATCTCCTTTTTCAGATCAAACTTTAGCTAAGAAAGCATCATTTGCTAAACTTAAAGGTATGGTAGAATTATTACCAGAAGCTTGGACAGTTTTTCGTGAAAGCTGGAATAGTAAATTTGAAGCAGATTTTGCTAATATTAGAACTAGATATTCAGAAGCACCTACAAGAAATGATCATAACTGGCATTTATTTAGGGAATGGACAGAAAAAAATGGTACGGATGGAGATAAAGCAGCTCTTTATTTATTAAATACTGCTAGAACATTAAATAATAATAAACTATTTAGTTGGTCTCCAAGAGCTTTAGCTGCAACTGACGATACTTTTAAATGGTTAATGGCTAGAGCTAGATCTAAAGAAGTAGCTTTACGTAATGTTTTAGAAGAAACAGGTAACGATTGGAGTAAACTAAACCCAGATATACTAAAAAAAGCTGAAGATGCACATTACCGTAATTTATTAGATGGTGATGGAAATCTAGATTTAACTGCAGATTCTTATTTAAATAAACAATTTAAAGAGATTACATTAACATCTGAATTTGAAGGATTTTCTAAAAAATTAGATGGAGTATTAAATGAAACTCCTTTATTAAAACCTTTCTATTTATTTGCTAGAACTGGTATAAATGGTTTAAATTTATCATTTAAAAATACTCCATTATTAGGTGTATTACATAAAGAATCTATTGATATTTTAAAACATACAGGTGATGATTTTAGACCATTAATGAAATATGGTATTGAAAATGCTAATGATTTAGTTCAAGCTAGAAACTTAATTGCAGGTAGACAAGCCGTAGGTACCACAGTTGTTAGTGCTATGAGTCTTATGTATATGGGAGGACAGCTAACAGGTAATGGTCCTGCTGATAGAGAACTAAGACAATCTTGGATTAATGGTGGATGGAAACCAAATCATATATACTTTGGTGATGTTGGATTTAATTATTCTTCTTTAGAACCTTTTAACGTTATGTTTTCAGCTATTGCTGATATAGGAGATAATGTTGAATTAATGGGACAAGAATGGGCAGAAAAAAGATTACAAGCTATTGCATTTGTAGTAGGTAGAGGTTTACAAGGTAAAACATATATGTCTGGTTTAGATCAGTTAATGCAAATGACTCAATTTAAACCGGGTGCATGGAACAAAGGTGTAGGTAACATTCTTAACAATAGTGTACCATTAGCTGGGTTAAGAAATGAATTTGGTAAATGGATTAATCCACACATGAAAGAATTAAATTCTAGTATGTTTGATTCTATTAGAAATAGAAACCAAATAACTGAACATTTAACTAATAAACCTTTATCAGTAAAATATGATATATTAAACGGCACACCAATTAATAATTGGAATATTATAGGTAGATCATTTAACGCTATTTCTCCAATACAAATGGATATACGAAGATCTACTCCCGGAAGAAAGTTTTTAATTGAAAGTGGTTTTGATTTAAAAACTAGCGTATATTCTTATGGTGGTTATTCTTTTGCAAAAAATGCTAATGTTAGATCTGCTTTTCAAAAAGCTATGGGTGAAGCACCTATTGAATTTGATAATAAAAAATTTAAAAACTTAGAACAAGCATTAGATTATCTTTCTCAAAAAGAAGATATTGTTATCTCTATGAAAGAAATGAATAAGAATAGAAATAATTCAGCCGTATATGATGTAGATCAAAGGGAATATCCACATAATACAATTCTAAATAGATTAATGGATCAAGCTCGTGAAAAAGCTTGGGCAAAACTTAACGAACCAACACATCCTGCTTATAGTATTATTCAAGAATTAAAGGCAGAAAAAGATGGTCATACAGTCAAAACTCGAGAAGTTAGAAGTAACATTCTTGAAATAGCTAATCCTTCTCCAAAGTGGTCGAGGTAATCTCTAATAAATAACTAAATGGCACATACAAAAGTAACAAAAGCATACAGTGCAAATACAGGCACTGCAAATACATTTAGCTACTCAGGGAGTTTTGATGTATTTAAAGGCACAGAAGTAGTAGTATTGTTAGACAATGTAATTTTAACATTTACTTCTTCTACCATAAATGAATCCGCCTCACCCCGAGAATATACAGTAGATGTATCAGCTAAAACCATACATATTGGTGGAGCTGATTTGTCTAGTGGTACTATAATAATAAGACCTGAAACTGATATGGGTTCTCCTACACCAAGAGCAACCTATACACCCGGAGCATCCGTTGCATCTGATGACTTAAATAATAATCAACTCCAGTTAATGCGTAAAGCTATGGAGTATGATGAAACTAAAATGTCTACAACTGGTGATACGATGACTGGTAACCTTACCATGGGTGAGGATACTACCATTATATTTGAAGGTGCTACAGATGACGCTTATGAAACTACTCTTACCGTTACTGATCCTACAGCTGATAGGACTATTACCTTACCTAACGTTACAGGTACGGTAGTAACGACAGGAGATACAGGTACAGTTGATGCTACTATGTTAGCAGCTAACTCTGTCGATTCTTCTGAATTAGTAGATGGAAGTATAGATACAAGTCATATTGCCGATAGTCAAGTAACAGCAGCTAAATTAGGATCTTCTGCAGTAACAACAGCTAAGATAGCAACAGATGCTGTAACTGGTGCTAAAATAGCAGATGATTCTATAGACTCAGAACATATTGTAGATGGTTCTGTTGATCTTGCACATTTATCTGCTAATTCTGTTAACTCATCTAAGATAGTTGATGGTTCGATCGTAGCTGGTGACTTAGCATCTGATGCAGTAACTACTGCTAAAATTACAGACGGCAACGTAACTACAGCCAAAATAGCTGCAGATGCAATAACAGGTGCTAAGATAGCTGATAATTCTATAGACTCAGAACATATTGTAGCTGCTAGTGTAGATCACTCACATTTATCCGACAATTGTGTAGACGGTGATAACATAGCTGACGATTCAATTAACAGCGAACATTATGCGGCTGATTCTATTGACGCTGAACATTATGCAGCGGCATCCGTAGACGATACAGCTTTAGCTTCTAATGCTGTAACTACAGCTAAGATTACCGATGCTAACGTAACAACAGCTAAACTGGCTGCTGATTCAGTAACCATTGCTAAGATAGGTTGTGAACAAACAACTATATCTGATAGCGACTCCCACATTCCAACCTCTGGAGCTGTGGTAGACTACGTTGCAGCACAGATTGCACCTATTGGTGGATTAGAAGTTATAGCAGATGAAGATAACTTCCCAACATCTCAACCTAGTTCAGGTGTTGTAATCAGTATTTCAGATGCTGCTGGTATTGTCGTTAATGGTAGTGGTACTTCTACTACTGCAAGGACGGCAGGTAATGGTTCAGATAACGTAACAATTAATAATTTCCCATCCAGTTTATATAGTGAAACTTTAGCCTCAGGTGTAGGTTTAATGGTTTCATCTACTGGATCTAGTCAAACATATAATTATCATAAACTATTAGCCGCCGAAACAGATGTTAAACAACTTTCTGATGATATTAATGATTTTAATGCTCGTTATCGTGTAAATGCTGGAGAACCCGGATCTAATAATGATGCTGGAGATTTAGTATTTGATACAAGTGCTTCTAAGATGAAAGTCTATGATGGCTCATCTTGGGGAGAAGTCACATCAACTGGAGACTTTAAATATTTATTCTTATGTCCAGCTGGTGGAAGTGGCTCACCTACGTTAGATGGTAGTATAGCAACATATGACCTCAGAGAATCTAGTAACTCAGGTTCTGCTGCTAGTGTAACAAGTGCAGCACAGTTAATCGTAAGTATTAATGGTGTTGTCCAAAAAGCTAATACAGGGACATCTGCTCCGGCAGAAGGCTTTGCTTTAGTAGATGCTAATACTATTATATTTGGTGCAAATTTAGCTAGTGGAGACTCTGTATTTATAGTACAGATAGGTTCTGCTGTAAGTATCCCTACACCGGGAGATGGTACAGTTAGTGCAGCTAAGATTGCAAGTGGAGCTGTAACTACAGCGAAGATAGCTGATGCTAACGTAACTACAGCTAAGATTGCAGACGATGCAGTTACAGCAGCTAAACTAGCAAGTGATGCAGTTGTTACAGCAAGTATTGTTGATGCTAACGTAACCCAAGCTAAACTAGCTGATCAAGCTGTTAACGAAGCTAAACTACAGATATCTAATGCACCAACTAATGGCTATTTCTTATCAGCTCAGTCTGGTAATACAGGTGGTCTTACATGGGCAGAAGTTAGTGGTGGTGTAACAAGTGATGCACAAGGTAATACCCTAGCTGGTACAAACGCTGGAGATAGCTTTGATGGAACGAATGCAGAAAATAACACATTAATAGGTAAAGATGCTGGAACTGCAATAACAACTGGAGATGAAAACGTAGCTGTGGGTTCTCTAGCTTTAGATGCTAATACTACAGCAAGTGAAAACACAGCAGTTGGTTATAACTCAATGGGAGCAACCACTACTGGTGGAAATAATTCAGCATTGGGATTTGGAGCATTAAGAGCAAATACTACTGGAACTGACAATACGGCAATAGGTAAGGTAGCTTTAGCAGCTAATACAACGGCAAATAACAATACAGCGGTTGGTTCAAGTGCTTTAGCATCTAACACAACTGCAACAGCAAATACAGCAGTGGGTACTGGTGCTTTATCAGCGAACACAACGGGAGCTTATAACACGGCAGTTGGTCGTTCAGCTTTGTTGAGTTGTACTACTGGAGCTAGTTGTGTAGCGGTTGGAATGGATGCTGCGGCTGCTCTTACGACAGGTGCTAATAATAATGCTGTTGGATATGAAGCTTTTAAAACTGCTACTACTGCCCAAGAATGTAATGCTTTTGGATACCACGCACTAAGAAGTCTTACGACTGGAAATGTCAATATAGGTATGGGACAGCTTGCAGGAAAAAACATAACTACTGGTACTTATAATACTTGTGTAGGTTCTCACGCACCGGGATTTGATATAACAACTGGTGGTAATAACCTTATGTTAGGTAATGATGCTGGTAGATCAAATAGTCCTTCTGGAAGTGTAACTACTGGTAGCAATGTAGTTTGTTTAGGTAATGATGCAATTAGTGCTCTATATTGCCAAGATACATCAATATCTAGCTCTGACAAAAGAGATAAAACTGATATAACTGACTTTACAAACGGATTAAAC